TGGCCTCCGGGTCCGGGCCGGCGAGGTGGATGATCCGCGGTTCCTGTTCGAGTGGTTCGAGGCGCCGGCGGATGCGGACCTCGCAGATCCGGAGCAGCTCGAGGCGGCGATCCTGGCCGCGAATCCGGCCGCCGGCGACTTCCTGCCGATCGACGCCGTCCGGCAGCGGTACTACGAGAGCCCCGAGTTCGAGTTCCGCCGCTACCACCTGAACCAGTGGGTGAGCGCCCCGGAGCGATGGATCGCCCCGGACGTCTGGGCGTCCGCCGCGCGGCCGGATGGGGCGCCGCCCGAGAAGACGCCGATCGCACTCGGCTTCGACGGCTCTTACTCCGGCGACTCCACGGCGGTCGTCGGGTGCACGCTCGAGGGGCACCTGTTCGTCATCAAGGCCTGGGAGAAACCGGCGCTGGCGCGCGAGGACTGGCGTGTCGACATCGGGGACGTGGAGCAGGAAGTCCGGAACGCCTGCGCCCGCTGGACGGTCAAGGGGATCGGCTGTGACCCCTACCGCTGGCAGCGGTCCCTCCAGGCGCTGCTCGACGAAGGCCTTCCGATCGTGGAGTGGCCCTCGCATACCGCTGCCCGGATGGTGCCCGCCTGCACGCAGTTCTATGACGGGGTCGCGAATGGCCGGCTGACGCACGACGGCAACGAGCAGCTCGCGGCCCACGTAGCCCATGCCGTGGTGAAGATCGACAGCCGCGGCCCGCGGATCACGAAAGAGCACAAGCACTCCGAGCGCCGGATCGACCTCGCGGTGGCGGCGGTGATCGCCTACGACATGGCAATCCGGATGGGCTCGGCCAATCGACCCAGCGTCTACGAAACGAGGGAGCCCCTTGTCCTGGATCTCTAGGCTCACCCGCTGGTTCCGCGACGGGCCAGAGGTGCGGCAGACGACCCTCCCCCGTGATCCCGCGGACTTTCTGGTCGAGATCTTCCAGGGGCCGCGGTCCGGCACCGGGCTCCGGGTCGGCGAGAACACGGCGATGGGATGGACCGCGCTGTCTGCGGGCATTCGCTTCCTGGCGGAGACGCTCGCCTCCCTGCCCGTGCACTGGTACGAGCGCGACGGGGCGCGCGGCAAGAAGCGGCTGCCGCCGGGTCACCCGCTGGTCCGGTTGTTCTCGGACGAGCCGAACCCCGAGATGACGCCGTTCGAAGTGATCGAGCTGATGCAGACCCATATCGTCCTCTGGGGCAACGGGTACGCGCAGATCGTCTTCGACAACGGGGGGCGGCCCATCCAGCTCTGGCCGCTCAATCCGGATCGCGTCCAGGCCGAACGGGATCCCGCCGGCCGCCTCACCTACCGCGTCACACTGCCGGGAACGACGCCGGGCAGTGTCACCGGATCGACGATCCTGCCGGCCGACGAGATGCTGCACATCCGCGGCTTCAGCCGGTACGGGCTGCTCGGCGAACGGATCGCGCAGGTCCACCGGGAGGCGATCGGCCTGGGCCTCGCGACCGAACAATACGGCGTCAAGTTCTACGGCCAGGGGATGCACGCCGGCGGATTCCTCGAGCACCCGGCCTCGCTGTCCCAGGAGGCCCAAGAGCGGCTCATCAAAGCGAAAGAGAAACAGGTCGCCGGACTCGAGGGGGCCCATCGTCTCATGGTGCTCGAGGAGGGGATGAAGTGGCACCAGGCGACCGTGGACCCCGAGAAGGCCCAGTTCCTCGAGCTCCGGAAGTTCCAGGTGACAGAGTGCGCCCGCATCCTCCGATTGCCGCCCCATGTGCTCTACGATCTGGAGCGCGCCACGTTCACGAACATCGAGCACCAGGGGATCGAGCTCGTGACCTACACGATGCTCCCGTGGGTCGTGCGCTGGGAGCAGCGGCTCGACAAGCACCTGGTCTCGGTGAAGATGCGGAACAGTCAGTTTGCGAAGTTCAACGTGAACGCCCTGCTCCGCGGTGACACGAAGACTCGCTATGAGGCCTACGCGATCGCGCGGGAGAAGGGCTGGCTCTCGGTGAATGACATCCGAGAGCTCGAGGACATGAACCCGGTCGAGGGCGGCGACACCTACCTCGAGCCGATGAACATGCGGCCGCTCGGGACGGCGGACGCGCCACCGGCCCCGCCCCCGCCGCAGCTCCCCGCGGGCCAGGGCGAACCCGATCCCTTGCAGGCGAACGATCAGGAGGCAGCGGCATGAAGAAGCGCGACGCCATCGACCAGGTGCGGCGGGCACTGCCCGATCGCGAGATGCGCTACGTCCCGATCGCCGACGGCGCGGGCATCGAGTACCGGGCGGCGGCGGACGGCGCCCCGAAGATCGGGATGTTCGTCCCGTTCAACTCCCGCTCGGTGGAGATGTATGGCTTCACGGAGTCGATCGCGCCGGGTGCCTTCACCCGCACGATCAAGAACGGGGCGAGTGCCAAGGGGAACGGCGACATCCTGGCCCTCTGGAACCACGACCCGCTCTGGGTCTTGGGCCGCCAGGCAAACCGGACGCTCGATCTCCGGGAAAGTGAAAAAGGGCTCGAGGCTGAGGCGGAACTGGATGCCGAGGACACGATGCACCGGCACTTCGCGCGCATGGTCGAGACCCGACGGGTCCAGGGAACGAGTTTCGGGTTCACGACCATCCGTGACGAGTGGGACTATGGGGAGGATGGCGAGACCGTGCATCGGACGCTGCTGGAGGTCCGCCTGTTCGAGGTCTCGCCGGTGACGTTCCCCGCCTATCCCAAGAGCGACGCGGAAGCGCGTGCGGCCGGCATGGGTACGGCGGCCGTGGCCTTGGCGCGGCATGGGGTCGATCTCGGCGATCTCGCGGTTCTGCTGGCCGATGCCAGAGATGGACGCATCGCGGCGGACCAGGGGGGCGAGCTCGAGGGCTGGATCGAGCGGCTCCGTGGCTTTCTCCCGATGGCGGCGCCGCCGGCACCGGTGCCCCCTCCAGCCGAGAAGCCGGAGACCGACTGGGAGAGCATCCTCGCGCTGCGCGAGCGGCGGTTTCGGAGTCGCATCGCCTAAGTCGCAATCCTGCAACGTACGAACCGGCCGGGGCTCTGTTTTCGGGGTCCCGGCCGTTCCTACGTTGCGATTGGAAGCAGGAACGCCGAACTGACGGCCGGTCTCGGCCCGCTGTTGCTCCGCGCACCCGCCTCGGCGGCCCGCGCGTCCACAGCACCCGGAAAGACGGCACGACGGGCAGGCTCCCCGTGGTGACCCTCGAGTCCCCGGGTGCGTTTTCGTGACCAAGACGTACGGGAGGAGACACATGGACGCGGCAGCGTATCGGACCAGCAAGGAGCTCCGCCAGGAGCTCGGCGAGCTGACCGACCAGTCCCGCAAGATCCTCGAGCGGGCGCACGGTGAGCAGCGCAAGCGGACGGCCGAGGAAGAGGCCGAGCTCAAGCGCATGGACGCGCGCATGGACGAGATCGAGCATGAAATCGAGATCGTCGAGAAACAGGAGGAGCGTGAGGCCAGGCTGAAGCAGCCGCGGACCACGGGCCTCCGTCCTCCCGTCAGCGGCCCCGCCGGCGATCCCGCCGCCATGGCCGCCGAAGAGCAGCGGAAGGTCGTGGAGCACTTCCGGAACCGCTTTGGCCTGATGGGACACCACATCGCCCGCCGGATGCCGGACAACCGGTTGGCGACGCCGGAATACCGGGCGGCCTTCGAGCAGTGGCTTGTGGCGCCGCGGCAGAGCGGGATCTCGACCCTGTCTCCCGAGGAACAGCGCGCCCTCTCGATGGGCACCGCCACCGAGGGCGGCTACACGGTGCCCCAGGAGGAGTTCCTCGCGGAACTCATCAAGGCCGTCGACGACCAGGCGGTGATTCGCGGGCTCGCCCGGACCTTCCAGATCCCGATGGCGCAGAGCCTCGGGGCGCCCTATCTGTCGGCGGATCCGGCGGACCCCGACTGGACGACGGAGCTGGCGGTCGGCAGCGAGGACTCGACGATGGCGTTCGGGAAGCGCGAGCTGCGTCCCTATCCGATCGCCAAGTACATCAAGGTCTCCGACAAGCTGCTTCGGGCCTCGCCGCTCGGCATGGAAACGATCGTGCGGGACCGGCTGGCCTACAAGATCGCCATCGCGCAGAGCAAGGCTTTCAACGAGGGCGATGGCGCCAGCAAGCCGCTCGGGCTCTACACGACGAGCGCCAACGGCATCAACACCGATCGCGACGTGGACATCTCGACCACGAACGCCTTCGACGCGGATAAGCTGATTGCCGCGCGCTTCACGCTCCGCCAGGGCTATTGGCCGAACGCCCGCTGGCATTTCCATCGCAACATCCTCGCGGCGTTCCGGAAGCTGAAGACCACGGACAACTACCTCTGGCAGCCGGGCCTGACGGTCGGGGCGCCGAACACGCTGCTCGACTTCCCCTACTCGGTGGACGAATACGCGCCCAGCGACAGCACGCCCACGGCGGCGCGGTGCGCGATCCTGGGGGACTTCTCGAACTACTGGATCGTGGATGCCCTGGGCGTGCGCCTCCAGCGGCTCGACGAGCTGTTCGCCCTGAGCAATCAGGTCGCCTTCGTGATCCGCATGGAGACGGACGGGATGCCGGTGCTGTCGGACGCCTTCGTCACCTGCACCGCCACGGTCACCTGACCCTGAAGCGCGACCTGAACCTTGAGGAGATGCTGACATGCGGAAGACGCACAAGTGGATGATGGTGGCCGTGGTGCTCGCCCTCGGGGTGGGCACCGTGGCGGCCGTCCAGATGCGGGATCTGGCGAGCGAGCTCACGGAGACGAGCCTGATCGCGCCGGGACTGTATGCGAACAGCGCGACGACCAGCGCGTGGTACGACGCGGCGAATCACACCGCGCTCGCCTTCGTCGTGAACGTGGGACTCGTGCAGAACAGCGACACCATCTACCTGGCGCTCCAGGACTCGAGCTCCGGGCTCGCCGTGGCCACCTTCGATTCGGTCATGGTGGGGGTCGCGCAGGAGAGTACGACTGTCGACCGCGGCTATCTGCGGAATCGGAGGTACGTGCGCGCGGTTCTGCGCGCCTCCGGTGCGGGGTCGGACTCGAATGCGGTGTCGGCCATCGTTCTCGGGACCAAGCGGTCCCGGTAGTCGGTGCGCGTTCGCCTCTGGATGGACTGGGGCGATGCGCGCCATGCGTGGGCACCGGCCGGCGCGGTGATCGAGGTTGATGCCGCGACCGGCCGGTCGCTCCTCATGGGTGGCCAGGCGGAGCCCGTGCGCGAGCCGGACCTCGAAGTGGCCACGCTCCCGCGGCCAGCGGTGGCGGCCAGGACGCGGCGCGGGAAGCGGAAGGGGAAGCGGACATGAGCCTCGAGGGTGCGCTGACGTTGGTCACGGATCCGGCCTCGGAGCCCCTGACGGCTGCCGAGGCGAAGGCGCATCTCCGTGTGACGACGGCCGACGAAGACGCGCTGATCGGTTCCCTGATCACGGCCGCGCGTCAGCGTGTCGAGGAGATCACGGGGCTCTCCCTGATCAGCCAGACGTGGGAATACGCCCTCAACGCCTTTCCCGAGGCCACGCGACGGAATCCGCTGGGGGCGATCTGGCTCCCACGCGGGCCGCTGCAGTCGATTACGAGCATCACGTACACCGATCCGGATGGCGACAGTCAGACCCTCGACGCCGCCTCCTACACCGCCGACACGCGGGCCCTGCCGGGCCAGGTGGTCCCCGCCTACGGCGAGAGCTGGCCCTCGACGCGGGCCGTGCTGAACGCCGTCGTGGTGAAGTATGTCGGGGGATTCGGCGACGACGGTACCGATGTCCCCGAGCCGATCCGCCAGGCCCTCCGGATCGACCTCGCAACCCTCTTTGAATACCGCGAGAACCTGATCGCCGGCGGGAATGTCGCGCCGGTCGGGACCGTCCAGGCGCTGCTCGCGCCCTATCGGGTGTACTGGCTGTGATCCGCGCCGGGGAGCTCGATACGCTCGTGACCGTGAAAGCCTCGGTCGACGGTAAGGATGCCGAGGGCGGGGTCACGAAGACGTGGAGCACCACGATCGGGACCGGCTGGTTTCAGATGGTGCCGGCAGGCGGCAGCGAAGTCCTGGCGAGCGGGCAGCGGGAAGCGATGCAGGTCTACGAGTTCCGCGGCCGGTACAATGCGGCCGTCCTGCCCACGCACCGACTGATGGTCGGTAGCCGGACCTTCGGCATCATCGCCATCCGGCCCATTCCGCGGGCTGGCGAGATGGTGATCGTGGCCGAGGAACGGGCGGGCTGATGCCGGCCGTGATGCGACTCGAGGGGGCGGCCGAGCTCCGGCGGGCCCTGCGGCGCCTGGGGAACGAGATCGGCCCCCAGGTGCTCGGCGAGGCGATCGACGCCGGCTCGGCGGTTTTCCGCGACGCCATCGAGGCCCGGGCGCCGCTCGGCCGAACCGGCAATCTCCGGGCGGGCTGGCGCGTGCGGAAGCGGACCTTCTACCGCGGCACGGTGCGGGGTGGGGTCAACCGGACGAAGAAGGCCGCGCACGCCCATCTCGTGGAGTTCGGACACCGGGTCGTTCGCGCGGGCCGCGTGGTCGGTCACGCGGCGGCGCATCCCTTCATCCGGCCAGCGTTCGAGGCTGCCCGCCCGCGCGCGGAGCAGCTCATCGACACGGCGCTGCGGCGCGGCATCGACGCCCGGTGGGGGCGATGAGCCTCGATGCGGCGCTTCAGGCGATCCTCACGGGAGATGCCGGCGTGGCGGCGCTGGTCGGGACACGGGTCTATGCCGTCACGGCGCCCCAGGGCGACACGTTGCCCGACATCACCTACCAGCGGATCGCCAGCGAGCCGGTGCACGCCCGGACGGAACCTGGACTCATTCGGGCCGAGGTCCAGGTCGATTGCTGGGCGGCGACCCTGGCGGCGGCCGCCGGCGTGCGAGATGCGGTGGTCGCGGCCCTCAGTCGGTACAGCGGGACGGCCGGGAGCACCGTGATCCAGGACGCGCTGCTCATGAATGACTGGGAAGGCCACGACACGGAGTCGGTGCCGGTCGGGGCCACCGATACCGGCGTCTATCGGCGGACGCTCGAGTTCGCCGTCTGGTACGAGGAGTAGCCCATGGGCCAAGTCGCGACC